CCCGTGTACGGTGTTTATAAAAGTTTACTACAGTGTTTGTGAGTTGTTCAAAGCCGACCTTACTGGCTCTCACACCCAAGCGCATAAAAAGTTTTCTTGTCTTTGACAAAGTCCGTGATTTCACACTTGAGATTTACCTAACCGGTATTACTTGTGGCCATAATATGTCTACTCTTGGTGCCGCCATGCAACCACAAAATCCCCCACCAACTGGAATGTTTTGGGATGAAACACTGAAACGTTATCCTTTGCTCGCACAGGGTAACCGTTTCAAGCGCTGTCCATTCAAGATCAGGATTGAAGGTGAGGGGCTGACTGCCTACCGTTATTATCCGTGGGCTTTCAGGAAAGTTGGAAATGATTTTTACAATCGTGATGCTGTGCTCGACGCTCACAATTCCAACAAGATGATGATGAAGAAACTTTTTAAAGTCTTCAACGAGCAAAAGATCAAAGAAGAAGAAGAGGACCAAGCTGAAGGGTGCGGACCTCTTGACTCCGTTACCACGCCATTTATGAATGTCGTCAACAAGGCCAAGGAGTATGCTGCCTCAATGACACCCATTGAATCAGCTAAGAAGGCCGTGTTTGGAGCTTTTGGTGGAGTTGTGGACATTTTGTCCACCGTTCTTGGGAAATCAACAGACATGATTAAGACCTGCTTGCCAGACTTGAAGGGCTTGATGGACCGTTCTTTTGACCATTTGGAAGAAATGGTCGCCAGTGTTATTATTCCGTTTACTGAAGGGGTTACTGTTTTGAATGCCACTATGTGCATCCTTTGTGGGTCCGCTTTGTTGTTTATGTGTTATAACCTTGGTGGAATTTTGAAACTTGCTGGACATTACATTATGAAAATTGTTCGTTTCATTTTTGGGATTCCTGGGCACGTGTTTGGTTTCATGAAGGGGATTTTTGATCGGGAAACTGACCCCCAGTCTTCCCACCTGATTGAACCCTTGGCTAATCTGAAAGCCACTATGTGTGATTACACTGATAAAATTATGGACACTTCTTTGATGCGCAATGTGACCATTGCCATTGAGAAGTGTGGGATTTCCAAGGTTACTAGCTTCTTGTGTAATATGATTACATGGGCTGCCCGACAAACGGGTTATGTTTTTACTAGTGTCAAAAACAAGGTTCTTGCTGCTTGTCATTTTCTGTGTCATTCTTCACCTGCTGAGATGATGACTGCCATTAGCGAAAAACTGGCAGAGATTGAGGGCTGTCATGATTATGGTTATTCTCCCCTTCCTTTTATTGCGGGGCTTGTTGGTGTGATTTCCACTGGAATTTGGCCAAGTACCAGCGACATGACACGCACAATGTCATTTTTACGGGTTTTTAGTGCATCTGCATTTTTTGGAAAATCAGCTATTCCCATCCTTGACCTGTTGTGTGATTGGTTACCTCAAGGGATTTCCTACTATCTTGGATTTTTGACTAGCGGAAAGAAAACTGGACAAAAGGACACTGAGGCTATGAAGATGTGCTCAGCCTTTGACACGTTTACGGCTCGACTGAGAGAGGGAAGGTTTGCCACCAAGGGTTCTACCTTGAGTATGGTGGATTACTACATTGATCATTTTCGAGAGCTGTTACCTCGTGTGTCCTATGCCATCGGCTTGCAAGTGTCAAAACGCCTGTCCAAGATTGAAATTTACCGTGACTCTTTTGGGAAGAAACGTGACCGCCCGACCCCTGTTGGATTTTATTGTTATTCGAAACCTGGTGTAGGGAAATCACATTTGATTCCTTCATTGAGCAAGGACCTAGGCTATCCCAGTTATTACTCAGTCCCGACTGATACCCCCCATTGGAATGGCGCTTCAACCTCGAATACCGAACATGTCGTGTTGGATGAGTTTGCGTGTAATAATGAGAGTTTGAACAATACGGTCAGTTCTGTCATCTCTCTCATTTCATGCAATGAGTATCAACCCCCGCAAGCGGAAGTCCCTGCTGATTCCCGCATTGGAGAAGGAAAAGGCATGACGATAGCTCCAAAGATCGTTTCCGTTTTCACCAACCTACACAAGCTTGAGAAAGTGGAGAAAATTACGGATTTGAATGCGTTCGCCAATCGGTTCAACTTGTGTGTTGAAGCCATCGTCAAGCCTGATTTCCGTCTTGGAGACACCACTCGTTTGGATCCGTCTAAAGCTATTCCAGGCGATGAGTACAAGCAACATCTTGAGTTCAAAGTGTACTCTCCATTCGTATCAAGTGAGGGAAGAACAAGAACCTGGATGCGTTACGCTTTTCCTGGGACGATCAGTTATCCACAACTGGTCATGGTTTTGCGAGACTTGATTGCAAAGAGACAACAACAATTTGAGGACGATGATGATGAAATATTCGACGATGAGGAAGCTTGTGGGATGAAGCCACCAAAGAAACGACGGGATACGAGTGCTGGGAGCAATTCCAGCCATGACAGTTGTGGACCGTATGCTGATGCCGCTGCCGGTCCTTTTACCAGCCGGGAAATGAAAGAGTGTGGAGGATGTCGCGATCATTCTGAACCGACTCCATCTGACATCCTGAAACCTGATTTCCTGATACCACCCCCTCTCACGCCTGCAGAGCCCAATCCCAACTATTTGCTTCCGGAAAGAAGATCAAAGCTACCGGAGAAACAGGATGAATTCCAAGTGAAGAAAGACAAGTGGTTCAAGATGTTTGACAAAGCCAAGGCTGAAGACAAAGCGAAGGTTGTTGCAAAGAGACCTGATGACGAGTTGCCCATCTCAGTTGAAGAGTACTATCATGTGGCAACAAAGGGGAAATTTCTGAACCATCTTACTTGGGCAGTTCTTGGAACTGCTTTGTACTTCATGTTTCCGTACCTGAAGAACTTCCTGTCCATCCCTTACCATTGGATTTTCAAGGAAAAGAAAGCGATTCCTGAGGAAGAGGAAGACGAAGGTCAACCACAGACCCAAAGTGCACCAAGGTTCACGAGCGGTTCTACCCCTACCACCAATTTCTACACAGCCACTGGGAAAAATTATCCTTTCCATCATGTCAAAAGACCAATCATGGACCCTGTAGTAGCAGTTGGAAATGACATCACTAAAAGAGTTGAGGTTCTCAAAGCCCACATGGTCTACATCACCTGTGGGTGTGACATAACCATTTATGGTTACCTTCTTGATCCCGAGACCATTGTCTCCTATGTCCATGGGATATGTGAGATATGCAAAAAGTCAGGAAATGGAACCTTGTTGTTTGCAAAAGGAAATGTGGAGAAAACACTAAGTGAGAGTGAGTATCGGGTGTACGCTGATATGGGCGAATCTGATGTAGCCATCTACAAGATTCCGACCGGACTTCTCGGTCAACCCAAGGCCATCAAATCCATCCCCAATCTCACTCGGAATGGCCGAGCCAATTTCGACACATATACCGCTGCTGTTTTTGTTCCTGATGACAACAACGGGTTTAGGACCGTTTGGACCACCATCTCGCCTTCAAGACAAAACATCACCCACACAGACGCCTTTGGGAACAAATATAAGGTTGTTCAAGTGGTGGGGGCCACAAACGTGCCGGTTATGAAAGGTTATTGCGGTTGCCCAGCTTTCGCGATTACGCCATCTGCCGAGATTTTGTATTTCGGGCCTCTCGTCGCCGGCAGGATGGTGCTCAACATCAGCTATTACGCCCCCTATGTTCCTCTCGAGGACATAGCTGGAGAGGCTGAGGCTTTGGGCCCTGTTACAGTCAATGAAGCAGCTAGCAAGCTGTTTGACGAACTGAAGGAGAACGAAGGTGAGAGAGTAGTGAATGTCGAAAAGGCGGATTTTGTTCATTATTCACCCACGAAAACTGGCCTTAATGGAACCAACATCGACCAGAAAATGCTGAAGGACATGAGATTGGTTGACGAAAATGATACCTATGGAATAGCGAGTCTATCTGTCAATGATCCCAGAACAAAACCAGAGGCTAGAGGAACATTGCCTGGACACGTGCGTCTAGTGGCGATGGCGAAGAAAGTCACCACCAAACCGGAAAAACTAGATCGAGCAAAGAGAGGAGTTTTGAACTTCCTGAGCGCGGCGGTCAAGGGAACCGGACGCGTTTTGACTGATGAAGAAGCCGTAGTTGGTGTTCCTGGCAGAGTAGTGGCTCTTGACTTGACCACTGCCGTGGGAGCTCCATTGAACAGGAAAACCGGGAAATTTGGAGGATCCGGAAAAAGGGGCTTTATCAAGGTTTCAATCAAAACCGAGAAAGGTCATTCGCCTGTGTCTGTCGTTGAACTCGACGAACGCCTGCGTGAGGAATGGCAGTACTATAAGCGGTGCCATGCAAATGCGGAAGCTCCTGTGATGAAGATTCTCGGAAACAACAAGGATGAAGTCTTACCTTATCGTAAGGTGTACGACAAGAAAACACGACTGGTTTGGACATGCCCTGTTGCCTTTCTGCTTGAATTGAAGAAATTGACTGGTTGGTTTACCCATCTCCTCGGTGCGAACTGGGAGAGAACAGGTATCATGATCGGCTGTGATCTCCAAGGACCAGGCTTCCACCGGCTCCTCAACATCTTGAATGACAATCCTGATGAAGTGGAAACAACTTTTCCAGGGTGCATCAACCACCACGAACGACCTGACTATGGATGCTTCGAATGTGCCCAATTGAACGGAATTGACTGGAATAAACCCATATGGTGTGGAGATTATGAACATTTCGACATCTCCATGCATCCCGACGTTCTGATGGCGGCCTTTGAAATCATTGGAAAACTTTGCGCGGAAAAGATCGAGGGGTTTGATCGCGAGTGGTACGATCTTCTCATTGAAGGAATGCTTCGAGCAAAGTACCAGGTCCATGACATCGAGTTCCAAACGCGAGGATTCAATCCATCTGGCAACTACCTCACCACCGTTGTCAACTCAGTGGTGTCATTACTGTACCTCTACAGTTTTGTATATGAGAAAGGTTTCATTCCGCGAGATGCCATTGTGGCCGTAGTAGGAGGAGACGACAATGCCTGGACACTGAGGAACGACTTCGTTGAACGACTTGGAATGTGCAATTGGCAGATCAATCAATTCGGACTGGACGGACAAGGCTTTGCTCTGTGGTGTCAGAAATATGGAATGAACTATACGACTTCCAACAAAGTTCGAACGTGGGCTGAACAACCATGCTCTTTCCCAATGACAACGGATTTCTACGGACAAACGGCTGCTTTGGTTGACCATAATGATTTGTCATGTCGACCAATGGCGGACGTCTACGCGGATGGAGTTAATGCTTTCTCTCGAGGTGATGAAGGTTTCTCAGAGATTGCACCACGATGGTTGAGTCTTCCCAAGACTCCTGGCCCGTTTTCAATCTGTGGTCAGACACGAACAAGCACTGCAATCAAGTTGCTGTGTTTTCAGGCAAAAGGAGTGACAGAGAAGGAGAGAGCGATGGCCATCCGGAATGCGACTGTCTTCTGGCCTGATTGGTGGCATGAGCGGTTCAACACCTGTGTTAGACGTGATGAGATATTCGTGACTGAAGAGGCGAAGAGCTACTGGCTCGAGATCCCAGTTGAAGACGTCCGTCAGCGTGTTCTTACCGCTGATGATCAGTACCCAGCCATTGGTATGGGACCAACGTTGAACACCATGGATGTGCAAGTCGGAGGTATAGGAGGAACATCACGCGGTTTGCCTCCTATGGTTAACAATTTTCTGCCACACGATGTCTTGGAGATCATAGAGGACATCCCAACACCAGCACCGACACCAATGTTGCCTGCTCCAACAGTAGAGGCGACCCCTGCTGTGGCTGTTCCAGCCGCAGCAAGCTATGGATACAGTCAGGTGAATGTCGGAGGGGCTGTCCAGAAAACCGCTCTATCGAAGACACCAATACCTCTCGTTCACAAGTCTGTCACCGCCCAACCGGCAGACCAGAGGTATGGCTTGACCACCCGAGTTTTACGACATGAGGCTCTCGTTGATTCAACTTTTACGGGATGGAACGTTCTTGCCCCGTTTGAGTTGTTGTCTCTGACCCCGGGCGTGGAACCAAGCAGTTGCGCCCAGGTAACCCCCCAGGAAATGGCTTTTCGAACCTTTTCCATGTGTCATGGATCGACCATCATTGATGTGGAAGTGTCTGGAGTGGCACAGAGGAGTGGGCTGCTGGCAGCGGCCTTCTTTCCGTATGAAGGACAATCATTGGCCCAGATAACACAGTTCTTTTCCAAGGCACAAGTCATGGCTATGAAAGGACATCAGGTGATGCCATTGAATACCGTAGGGCGTTACCGATTTGAGGCACCATTCATCAACTCACGGTCCGTGTTCAACTTGCACGAAGGATATGACTTGGGCGAAATTGATGCTAACAACTGGCTCTTCTTCATCAATTTCCTTAGTGCTCCGCCAATCGGGGAGACCACTAAAGTCAACATCTATTCCTCTTTCAACATGGAATTTTTCTTGCCCAAGAAACCCGTGGATATTGTTGAAGCAGAAATCAGGGCACTTCTCAAGGGAGAGGAGAGACTCCCGAGTGTCATCAGGAGAAACCATCGATGGATGACGAGGGCAGATGAAGAACGGTATGCCCGGTTTGTGACCCGGCTTGTTTCAGACAGGCGGGGCACTGAAAAGAAAGAACTAGCGCGAGATTTCAGGAGAATTTGTGAGATCAGCGGAAAAGAGTACCTGTACGACGAAGCTTTCCCAGTCGTTGGTACCGGTGGTGGTCATTCGACCCAAACTACCACCGTAATTCAGTATATCGGCGGTGATGTCGAGGGCGATATACAAGGGAATACTGGACATCAGGACGCGGAAAATACCGGCGCGACAGTTGAAACTGAACTCGACCTTGATCCTGGG